GAAGAGTTTTTGTTCAATGCATTTAAATACAGGGCCCACATGTGCCTTAAATGTATCTGTCCTGCTATTTATAATCCTTGGGAATTTTGGTTCCATATAAAATTCATCTTTTATAAATGACTTAACCTTTGCATATTTATATATTCTTTGACCAGTCTTTTTACTTGTTCTCATTGCAAATGGGTCTTTTAATGAAGCTTCGAGCAATTCCCTCTTCCTAGCTTCAGTGTAGGGGGCATTAAGTAACCAAGTTTCGACAGTTGTATCGGTAGCTGCGGAAAGTGGTTCCATATTTTTGTGCAACCAGCGCTGGACAAAGGCGCAGAAGACGATGGGATCAACCTGCATATGAGGAGGACGATAACCGACCCTACGAAGAACGCCGGCCAATTTGTTTTTCTGGTGAGCGGGGCAAGGATGAAACGCAAGCACGCGAGCGGGCCCTGCATCCAGAAAGGCAGCTGTGATAGGACGTCTTGCAATCGGATTATTTTTAAGCCGCACTTCCAAGCCCTGCTTGACTGGCTGATCATTATCGAGCTTTGTTTCGCTGACTCTATAACCGTATGCAACAACGGGACCTTCTGGGCGACCTGAAAAAGCGATCTCTCCTTATTCGTCTTTTTCAATTGAGCAGTTAATATGACCGAGGCTGCAATGGCGCTATTGTGGTATATATTGTCACCTTCAAGCGCATGCCCCCGATCTATTGCTATAGTCCCTGTATTACGAATTGTCCTATCAACTCGTTCAAACAATGTTGATTCAGACATACTAACCCCAAAGGTCATGGGACTTAGTGCTTGGGCCATTAATTCGGGACTGGCTAAAAACTCCCTTTTCTTCTCTTTTGTAGCATATTCAACACGCTTTACAAAGGGAATTTTTAGGGATTTTATTGACCTCACCGTCAGTTCAAAAGTAGCCAAAGACTGATCGGGATGGAGAAGGTCCATGGAACGGAAATCGTCAACTCGTTGTTCCGAAGGTGAAGGATAGTGCCTATCTTCACCTTTACGAAGAACACATTCCAAGTGTTCTAAGGAGTAAAATGTTTCATGAGTTTTCAACCTAAATCTGGAATCGATGCTTTTGTCAATCAATTTCGAATAGTTGTATTTGGGAGGTAGTTTTACCTCGAACTTAACATTAGGTACCGCTGTATCGGATTTTATTAATTCGTCTTTTTCCACGCGTTCTTTATATGTAATGTCATCCATACATGCTAAGGGTTCATATTTATTGTATGATTCTATTATTTCTGGCTCACCCTCAAATTCAACACTAGCCTCATTATCAGCCATGTCGGCAAGCTGTTTTTCATATCTACCATCTGCATTGCCAGCTGCTTGTGCATAAGTTGCTGTTTTTTGCCTTAACAAATCGGTGGCTCCATTCCTTTTTCCGAGGTTCTTAAAATCACCCTTTGCACGCTTATCCTGTTTTTCGAGATCCATTAATTGCCGTATTAAATCCTTCTTTCTAATTGCCCGGCCTCGTCTCTCTTCTTTAATTGAATGGATCTTGGGTTTGTAAAAACGTGGTTCAGCGGTACGAAAAGATCCTTGAT